CACGAACCCGGCGCGCTGGAGGTGACTCTAGTTCGCACCGTCCGCGACTGGACCGCGCAGGAGATCCACGACTTCAAGGTTAACTCGATCCGCCACATCACGAAGCTCGCCTTCCGCAACCGCTTCACGCAGGCCGAGAAGATCGCCTTCGAGATGGCACAAGTGGATGACCCGACCGCGACGCAGGACGTGCGACTGGCCGCTGCCGCCGTGCGCGTGCTGGAGAAGGATCTGGCCGCAAGCGCGTATGCCGATATGAACAATCCGGCCGTACAGGCTGGGCTTCACCAGCTCGAAGCCATCGGCGTGCTTGGCGCCGGTCGTGCCGAAGAAATCATTTGGGGTGACATCGAGCCCTACGAGGTGCCTTGATGCCGAAAGTCTCAGTTCCGAACGCTGGCGCAATCGGCGTTATCAAGGACCGGCCCGCATACGAGCTGCCGCTGGGTGCGTGGTCTGGTGCGAAGAATGTGCGCTTCCTCGACGGCGCCGCGCTCCAGTTCTTCGGCCAGGGCCAGGTCTACGGCGCACCACTGGAAGCGCCGCAGTACCTGCTGCAAGTGAACGTGGCTGGCTCGCGCTATTGGCTGTATGCGACCGCCGGCAAGGTGGCCGCCGTCACCAACGCCAGCGGCAGCAGTGTGCACACCGACCTTACGCACGTAACGCCGCGCACCGGAACCGTCAATGCCTGGAGTGGCTTCGTGTTCGGTGGCGTGCCGGTGCTGAACGCTGGTGATGGCAAAGCGCCGATGTACTGGGACCAGAACCTGACACACAAGTTTGCCGATCTGACCGCGTGGCCGGCGAACACTTCGTGCAAGGTGCTACGCCAGTACAAAAACATGATGATCGCGCTGAACGTGACAAAGGCGGGCGTCAACCTACCGTACATGGTCAAATGGTCCAGCCTTGCGGTAGCCGGTGCGTTGCCCTCGACATGGAATGAAGCCGACGCAACGCAGGATGCCGGTGAGTTCGATCTGTCCGAGGGGCAGGACTCCATCATTGATGGATTGGGCCTGAAGGACAGCTTTATCGTCTACAAGGAATCTTCGACGTGGGCGCTGGACTACATTGGCGGCGCTTTCATCCTGAAGTCCCGCAAGGTGTCGGGCATGAGTGGCCTGCTGAACGTGAACTGCGCCGTGGAGTTTGAGGCGGGCTTCGGCACCGCGCACCTGGCTGTGACCGGCTCCGACATCGTGATCCATGACGGCTTCAGTGCGCAATCGGTGTTGGACAAGAAGGCGCGCCGGTACTTCTTCCAGAACCTGGACACGGCCAACAAGGGGTTGGCGTTCTGCGTTAAGAACCCGTTCCTGAACGAGATCATGGTTTGCTATCCGAGCATCGGCGCTACGTGGTGCGATACGGCGCTGGTCTATAACTACGTCGATGGTACGGTGAGCTTCCGCAGCCTGCCGAACGTCACGCACGCGGCTTTCGGCCCGGTGGACAACAGCCTTTCGGGATCGTGGTCGCAAGACTCGGCGCCGTGGGATTCCGACCTGACCGCGTGGAACGGCCCCGACTTCACGCCAGACCGCACCCGCGTGATGATGGGCAGCGCAGACAACAAGCTGTACCTGCTGGACGCCTCAGCATCGTTCGACGGCGCGCTGCCGGACGCCTACCTTGAGCGCACTGGCCTGCACTTCGACGCGCCGGAGCGCATCAAGATGATTACGGGCGTGGTGCCGCGCATCACCGGCAACCAGGGAGGAACGGTGCTAGTACGGCTCGGGTGGGCTGAAAATCCCGGCGACGACCCTGTATGGCTGGACCCCATGACCTACACCATTGGCTCGACTCTGCGTTGCGACGGCTTCGTATCGGGCCGCTACCTCGCCATTCGATTCCAGACCGGAACCGCATTCTCGTGGCGCCTGGATAGCTTCGACATGGTTGTTGAAGACGCAGGGGAGTACTAAGCATGCGCCCAACCAACAGCAACACATTCGCCTACCAGCCCTCAGCCCCGCCGAGCGACCCGGCGCAACTTCCGCGATGGCTGCAGGAGGAGGTAAACAAGATCAAGGCCGCTTATGACGCACTTGCCGAAGGCTTCGATCCTGTGGTGTACGCGCCTCCGCCAAAGCCTCGTCAGGGGATGAGGCGATACGCGGACGGAACCCAGTGGAATCCAGGCAGCGGTGCCGGTTTGTATAGATACGACGGAACCGCGTGGCGATATCTCGGTTAGACGGCCTCTATACAAATTTACCGCAGTAAATTCGGCCTTGCTGCTGAGTTATCGAATAAAATATAGCTAACAGGAAAGGAACCCAAATGGGACTTTTGAGTAGCCTTGCAGGAATTGCGGCGCCCATCGTCGGTAACATCATCGCCCCCGGTATCGGTGGCGCAATTGGCGGTGCGGTCGGCGGCCTTCTCGGTGGCAGCGGCCAACCAAAATCACTTACCGCCACGAGCCAGCAGCAGATCGACCCACGCATGGACGCTACGTTGTGGGGCAAGAACGGCTCACAGGGTCTGATCGGTAAGTACCAGTCCTACCTGGACCAGCCGCAATCGCAGGCCCTGCAGGGCTACGGCAAGACTGCCGGTGACTACCTGAGCAATTATGGCTCGTCCGATATGGGGGCGATCCGAAATGCTGCTACTGGCCTGATGGATGGGAAGGCCGCGCCGAACGCAGGCGGCGGCGTCGGCGTCCCCGATGTGCTGTGGAATAAGTACGTGGGAGTAGACGCACCGAAGCAGAACAATATCGACCTGACCGGCTCGTACCAAAACCTGCTTAGTGGCGGCAACACGGCAGCGCTCGACAAGTCACTGCAAAGCGCAGTCAACCTGACGAACCAGTCGTTCCAGAAGAACCAGTCCAACATGACGGACAACCTGTTGCGCAACGTGATGCCGAGCATCCGCAGCAACAGCGTGCTCGCGGGCCAATACGGTGGCTCGCGCCAAGGTGTCGCCGAGGGCAACGCGATCAGCGACTTCACGAAGCAGCTCACCGACTCGAACACGACGCTGGGCATGGCGAACAGCGCGAACACGACCGCTCAGCAGGCGCAGGCGTACCAGCAGGGCCAGGATCGCGCACTGGCGGCAACACAAGGCCTCGGCGCGCAGCAGTACGGCGTGGCAAGCCAGAATGCCGCGCTTGGTCAGGCATCGCAGTTCGCCAACCAGCAGGCGGGCAACAATGCCAGCCAGTTCGCCGCATCCCAGGTGCAGAACGCCAACCAGTTCAACGCTGGGCTGCAGATGCAGCAGAACCAGCTGAATAATTCTGCCGCGCTGGGTGGCGCCGGATTGCTGAGTGGCCTGAATGGCCTCGCTTATGGCACGGCAACGAACGCGGACAACTACGGCATCAACCGCGCAACGCAGGTGAATGGCCTGCTGGCTCCGTACCTCGGTGCCAACTCGTCCTCGACCAACTCGCAGCCGCTGTATCAGAACCAAGCAGGCAATGCTCTTGGCGGTGCTTTGATGGGCGGCATGCTGACCGGCGGAAGCAATGGCAGCGGCATCAACAGCGCAATCTCCGGCCTGTTCGACGGGAAAGTCGGCGACAGCCTCTTTAAATCCTTTGGCCTGGGAAGTTCTCTGTAAAGGAAAATCATGCCGGGACTACTCGACCTATTCGGCGGTGATAATCCGCAAACTCAAGGCCTGCTCGCTGCTGCTGCGGGCATTCTCAATGCTTCTGGTCCATCTCTCATGCCGCGTTCGCTCGGTCAGGTGATGGGCGCTGGCATCGGTGGCTATCAGCAGGGCCAGCAGTCTGCTGCAGAGCAAGAAATGCTGCGTCAACGGATGAAGCTTCTTGAGCTGCAAGAGCAACGAGAACAGCAGAAGCTCGACCTGCAAAAGCAAGTCATGTCGCGTTTCACAGGTGGCGGCGTGTCTCCTGGCGCATCTGCTGCGCTGGCTCAGGGTGCCACAGTGGGCGATATCGGCCCTACCGTTACCAATGCTCAGCGTATGGCTCAAGCTCCCGCCCCCTCGACTGGGGCTGAGATAGGGGACCTGGACACGCTGCGCGCAATGGCAATTGCGGGCATTCCTGGCGCAAAAGAGCTTTTCGACATCCATAAGTACCAGCATGAGCCGCAAAAACTTGAGGCTGGCTCGACTTACGTCGACCGGGCAACTGGCAAGCAGCGTTACATGCCAAAGCTCGACAACGGCTTCACGATTGATAGCAATGGTGCTGCTAGCATGTTGCCGGGGTATGTTGACGGTACAGCGGCACTGGAGGGAGCTAAGGCAAACGCCACCGAAGAGGCAAAGGCGAAGTACGGCACTACAGTGCTTAACCTGCCGGGCGGTCCGCGTATGGTCTCCAATGCGGAGTTGCCGGATGTCCTCTCCGGCGGCTGGGGCAATGTCAACAAACAGTATAACCAGGGTAAATCGCAGCGCAACTCCGATCAACTCGCCATCTTGAATGACGAGTACGCACGCACTACCAACCCGAAAGATCGGGCCGCCATTGCACGCGAGATCGTCAATGCAGGCGGTCGTGTCCCTCAGGGCGGCCCTGGTGTGGCCCTGCAAGATCCTGTAGAACAAGAAGCGCGAATGCGCGGCGTGCAGGTCAATTCTGATCTCGACAAGACCAAGCGCCTTGGCGATCAATCAGCGCAGAAGCTGTACGGCCAGATCGGCGCGGTGATCCCGCAAGCTCGCTCGCTGCTGAGGCAAGACCCAACCGGCTCGGGCGCGGGTGCCTTGGTCGATAGTACGCTTGGCTTCTTTGGCCGCACCACTGATTCCGGCATTGCTGCAGACAAGCTCTCAACCATTGGGGGCTGGCTAACTTCGAACGTTCCGCGCATGGAAGGCCCGCAATCTGACGCCGACCGGAAGAACTACGCCGAAATGGCCGGTCGCATCGGAGATCGCACGCTTCCTGTTCAGGCGCGCCTTGCCAACCTCGATGCGCTTGAGAAGCTGGTCGGCGCGTACGCCAACGCGAACGGGCTTAAAGCGCCCGGAGCACAAGAGCAGCCCTCGGCGCAGCGCAAGGTAGCAACCCTCTCTGACATCGCAGCCACGGCCAAAGCAAGCGGTCGCAGCACAGCAGAAGTCACTGCCGCCCTGCGTGCCAAGGGCTACATCATCGGAGGCCAGTAATGCCAGGACGCGACCTTAGCGCCGAACTGTTCGGGGATGCTCAGCCAGCGAAGGCTGGCGGGCGCGATCTATCTGCGGAGTTGGGCCTTGCGGCGCAACCCGTGTCTTCCGGCGGAGAGCGCAACCTTGCTTCGCTCATCACCGGCAAGGCCGCTCCAGTTAGCCAGATGGAGAAATTCGGACATGGCCTGATGGACCCGATCAACGGCGGCGCGCAACTGCTGACTAAAGCGCTACCAACCGGCATGGTCAACGCTGGCAACAAGCTGAACAACTGGCTTGCCGATAAAACCGGCTTGGTCGCGCGCCTCCCCGAGGGCGGGGTGGACCAGCAAGTGCGCCAAGACGAAGCGGCATATCAAGCACGCCGGGCAGCGTCTGGTGAAAGCGGCTTCGACGGCTATCGAGTGCTTGGTAATGTGGCGTCCCCTGCAAACCTGGCACTGGCGGCACGCGCCCCTGCAGCTGTGACGCTAGCGGAGAGGGTAGCAGCGGGCGCTGGAAGTGGCGCGGTGTCGAGCTTGCTTAACCCTGTTGCGTCGGGTGATTTCTGGTCCGAGAAGGGTAAGCAGGTTGCAACTGGCGCCGCAGTTGGTGGCGCACTTCCTGCGGTCATAGGTGGCGTGGCTCGCATCGCCAGCCCTAGGGCATCGACAAACGCCAGCTTACAGCTCCTGAAGGACGAGGGCGTGCAGCCCACCATCGGTCAGGCTTTGGGCGGTCGCTGGAATGCGCTTGAAGAAAAGCTGCAGAGTGTGCCCCTGGTCGGTGACGCCATTGTAAACGCACGGAAGCGCTCAATGGAGCAATTCAACCGTGCGGCGATCAATCGAGCCACCGGCAAAGTTGGTACTGAGGTCGATAGCATCGGTCAGACCGGCGTGCGCGAAGCTGGTGACACGATCTCCCAGGCATACGACGACGCTCTTAGCCAAATTTCAGGTGTCAAACTGGACGGCCAGTTTAATCGAGACCTGTTGCAGCTACGTGGAATGGCGCAGGGTCTGACGAGCACGATGAAGGCGAAATTCAACAATGCCGTCAATGAAACCCTGATGCGCAAGGTTTCGCCTAACAAGTCGATCCTTCCTGAAGACTACAAGGCCATCGACAGCGAACTTGGTAACTTGGCTTCGCGTTATGGCAAATCATCCGTAGCAAGCGAACAAGAACTAGGCGATGCCGTGACTCAGCTTCAGGCGCTGCTTAAACAGCAGATGTTACGAACGAATCCTGATGTCGCAGGCAAGCTGCAGGCAGCAGATGCAGCTTGGGCTAATCTGGCACGCGTCGAGGGCGCGGCAAAGTCCGCTAAGAATGCTGAAGGCGTATTCACGCCAGGCCAACTCAATATGGCTGTCCAGGCTGCGGACCGAAGCGTGCGCAAACGTGCTGTCTCGCGCGGTACAGCTCTCCTGCAGGATCTCGGTAATGCCGGCCAATCCGTCCTTGGCAACAAGGTTCCCGATAGCGGCACGGCTCAGCGCTTGATGTACGGTGCGGGCGCCCTTGGTACTGGCATGGTCAACCCGGCGATTCCGGCTGCATTACTCGGCGGCGCAGCACTCTACACATCACCGCTGCAACGTGCGCTGGTAGGCGCGGCGAGTTCGCGCCCAGCTCTTGCCCAGCCATCTGCCGAACTCCTCAGGAAGACCGCACCCTACCTTGTCCCGGCGGGTGCGCAATTTGGCCTTGGTGTACTCAATCAGTAAGCCGTATAAGCCAACCCCCAAGGCGGAGGCGGCTGCGCGGACGACGTTATCGTTCATCTTGCCAGTGTAGCACTGATTTATTAGCAACCCATGGGTTTCCTCATATGAAACCACTAACCGAGAGGCCTACGATGGTAGACCATGTTAAGACCGTAACCGATGCTGCTGCCTACACCGCAGCGGCGGCATCGATTTGCGGCCTGCTCCAGCCTATAGCGGCCTTCATTGCCTCGATGTTGTCCATCATCTGGCTCTGCCTGCAGATGCGCGACTACCTGCGAAAGAAGCGGGGTGGCGAATGAACCTTGAACACGTGACGGGCCAGCTACAGGCGGACGAAGCCCTGCGCCTCAAACCCTACGATGACGCTACCGGCAAGGAGCTGCGCCCCGGTGATCGGCTGATTGGAAAGCTGACCATCGGCATCGGGCGGAACCTTACCGATAACGGTATCTCTGGAGCAGAGGCTTACATGCTCTGCAATAACGATGTGCGCGGCACGATCCGAGAGCTAGGCCGCGCGCTGCCGTGGTGGACGAAGATGAGCGACAACCGCCAGGACGCGTTGCTGAACATGGCTTTCAACATGGGTGTGCCGCGTCTACTCGGCTTCAAGAACGCGCTGGCTCTGCTGGAGGCTGGCCGATGGGATGCTGCTGCGGCCGAGTTCCTGAACAGTAAATGGGCGGGTCAAGTAGGCGACCGCGCTAAACGTCTGGCGCAAGCCATCAAGGAGGGCTGATGAAAGAACGCATCCGTAGCGCGCTGGAGTTCACTGCGGCCCGGTTATCCGAGCCATCGACGTGGCAGGGTATTGGCTTCCTCGTGGCCCTGACTGGCGCCAAGTTCGGCGCTGGTATGGATTGGGGGCAGGCTGCAGGCTTGGGCGGCCTGATCTCTGCTGTGTTGAAGATGATCTTCCCCGACCCAGCCAAATGATCCAGGCGCTCGCCCCTTACAAGCTGGCCGCAGAAATTGCCGTATTCGGTGCCTTGGCGGTCGGCGCAGTCTATGGCGCGCACCAGTTTTTGGAGCATGAGCGCGATATTGGTAGGGCAGAGGTGCGCGCCGAGTATGAGAAGCAGCTTGCGGCAGCCAAGGAAGACGCCGCAAAGAAGGAGCGCGATTGGCAAGCTCGCTTTAATGACGCAATCAACCAAGGAGCGAAGAATGCTCAGGCTCTCCAAACTGCCGCTACTGCTGCTGCCGTGTCTTCTAGCAGCCTGCGCGACACCATCGCAACCCTACGCGAGCGCTTGCCCGGCGCTTCCGCCGAAGCCTCCCGAGCTTACGCCTCAACCCTCGCAACCCTATTTGCAGAGTGTAAAGACGAATATCGAGCGATGGGACAAGCAGCTCAAGGACACGCTAATGACGCAGCAACACTAGG